AGAAAGAATTTACCTACGCCCATGTCTTTCATAAACATAAAGTCTGTTTGCACATAACCATTGCTAGGGTTGCCTACAATAGGAGTTTTAAAGTGTACTTGTCCGCCAGATTTTTTAATATAGTCTTGCGGCTTTAACTCGTGGCTATTACACCATTGTACTAACTCTGCTGTTAGTTGTTCTGGGGTAATTTCATTAATATCAACAGCAACGTCTAAGTCGCCAGAAGTAGGTTTACTACCTGTGCTACCTAATGTATTGTTTTGTAAATCAATGTCAAGCATTTGCTCAAGCCAGTCTAGCGTAGGCTTAACATCCATTTGGTTAATGCGTTGAGTAGCGGCTTGTTTGTCGCCAGTTTTAAATACATTGCCGCCCATTATTTGCTTGCCTTAAATGCTTTTAGTTCTTCTGCTAATACACGGGCCTTACGTAATGCAGCATCCAATGTATCTGATCCTGTTGTTCCTTTAGGTGGATCATTTTGTAATGCCTTAAATAATCCTTTATCACCATAATCTTGTACTAGGTCGAAAAAATTTGCTGCTAGTTTTTCTTGATTGCCAGCTGGAGCTCCACCGGCTCCGCTGTATCCATATGATGAACCGCCAGCACCTGTGGAAAATGCTTTTGTTAATAGTTTTTTAAAAAATGGCGCAGCTTGTTTTACATCTTTAGATTTTTCAATAGCTAATACTTCAGGCTTTAATGCTGGATCTTGATCAGCACCTTTTAGTTCAGGTATTTTTGCGTCTGCCCATTGACTAAATTTTGATAATGGCAAATGCTCGTCAGCAGCAGGCGTTTGGGTAGCATTAGATTGTACTGGCGCAACTTTTAATGCTTGACGACGAGCGTGTGCTCCTGGAGAATACGCCGGTGTAGCTTCTTTAACAACTCCAGCAGGTCTAACTGGAGCAACACCTGTTGCAGGTATTTCTCGTGCCTTTTCTAATTCGGCTTCCTTATCTAGCATAGAAATAGCTTTTTCACTATCTATTTTTAATCCGTCTTCACGTGTCCATACTCCGGTGTCAGATTTATAATATAATGTAGGAGTAGTTTCTCCTGTCCGTTGTATTCCGACTTCTAATTTTTTACCTCTAGCTGGCATTGGGCCTGCTGTGCCGGCAGTATTAATTTCGCCAAATGTTTTTTCAAACTCATCAGTATACTGATCAACTTTTTGTGCGGCATTAGGGTTTCGTTTAGCAAGTTGTTGGTCGTCATAGCCAGCTTGACCTGGGGCAATCCAATATCCTTTGTCGCCTGGCTTTTTACCTTTGTTCATACCTTTAGCTATAGAATCAAGTTTTTTTTGTGAGTCTTTTGCGTAAGCATCGTCTCTTGCTGTTTGGTATGCTTTAACTAATCCGCCGTGTTCTGAGCTAGTGTTGACGGCTTTTATAGCTGACTTAACACCATCAAGCAATCCTTCATTAGTGCGTTGAAGTTTAGTTAGTTCATGAATTTGCATCAGTTTTCCTTACGGTGCGAGTAAACTTGCCTGGGTCGCGAAGTTTAATTGCGTTAATCAATTTGCGTGTAAGGTTCTCTGCTTGCTCTGGACTGTATGTAGAGTCAATTTGTTCTAGTAATCGAATAGCACTTGCGATAATATTAGATGCGCGATTTTCGATGATATGACGGCTATCACGCTCTGTGTGCAGGCTTTCTAATTCTTCTAATAAACTACGGGTTTTCTTTTGCATAATTGCCAGAACCTTTTTATTATTTATTACATTTTAGTGTATGTTGTCTGGAATTAACTCTGCTTAATTTGCCCCAATAATGCCTTTAATTTACTACTTTGTACGTCTGCTGTAATTTTACTAGATTCACCCATGTCTGTGTTTATAGGTTCGCTATTCAATACCTTACTTTGTGTTTTTATGCTGTCATAAACATTGGGCTTTTTAAATGAATTTACTGGGCTAGATTCTTCGGGTAAATCAGTAATTCGCATAGTTTCAATGTTATATTCTAAATCCACCTTTTGCCCAGTACCGTTACTTGTACGAGTTTTCATACATTGTAACTGATAACGCCCACGTTCTTTCATAGAGCGACTTGTGAAGATACCAAATACATTATCTGCTGTATTAATCTTAGAAATACCACCAGCAATATGACTGTGGTCAAATTCAATTTCTTCAACTGCTCCGCGATTTAATTGCGATGCCGTTACTAATAATATGCCCAGTTCCTGTGCTAAGTTACGCAACTCTTCTGCTACATATTTGTCTTTAATAAATTGATCATTAGGATTAACTTTAACACTAGCTGGCATTAACAAGTCCAAGTAATCAACCATAATAAAGTCAATTTTAATTCCTGTTTGTACTTGAACTTCTTTCAAATATGCGCGAACGTCATTGATATTACTTTGTGCTGGTAAAGATTTTACACGATATTGCCCAGCTTTTTTGCCAAACATTTTAATTTTTAATTCTGCTGTTTCTAAATCTTTGCGAATTTCTTTTGTGGACATATTAGATAGCATAGCATCAGTACGCAATCCTACAAGTTCTTCGCTAAGTTCTAAACTAACATAAACTCCGCTTAATCCTTGCTCTAGCCAACTTAATGCTATGTTCATCATAACCAAAGACTTACCCGAACCAGATCCGCCAGCAAAGATATTAAGTTCTCCGCGACTAAATCCGCCATACAAAATCCTATCCAAACTAGGCCAGCCTGTGCTTACTTGTCCACCTGAATTAAAATATTTGTCATTGCGACCCCTGGGATCAGCAAAGTAATCTGTGCCCATGTCTTTTTGTAAACTAATTTGTACAGCATCTTTGATTAGTTTTTCAACTGGGGCAAAATCACCCTTTTCCAACAAGTCCGCTGATTTTAAAATTGCTCTTTCTAATTCTTGACGTTTAGTAAAACTCTCAAACTCTTCCATAAACCAGTTTAAGTTACCGTCCGGTAAGTCTGGTAATTCGTTAAGTTTACTTCCAGTTGCCGCATTAATTTGTGCCAGCACCGGCAAAGACCCATGCTCTTCAAAGTGTGTTTTAACAAACTCGGCTGCCGCCCTAACACTTCTATCAAAGTTTTCCGGATTATAAATGTTTTGAACACGAACAAAAGACTCTGCGTCGTGTAGCATCATTTCTAAGAATAGTTTCTGGACTTCAATCCCGTAATCGTTTAGCAAGTTGCTTCTTCCTTATTTCAATTTTAATTTTACTAGTTTCTTTAGCTTGTAATATAGTTAGTAAAGTTCCAACTTTGCCAAATTTTATTACAGCGTCATTGACGTCTTTTACATCTTTGGGCCAGGCAGGAATACTAACTGCCCAACCTAATTCTACTGCTCGATCTATTAATTTTAATCCTGCTTCATCTTGATCCGGGACTACAATAACTTCACGTTCCAAATTCTTAATTAATTGAGCTTGTTTTTCGTTAATATCATTATGTAATACCGCCATACCATCTATAGCAAGTGCGTCAAATATACCTTCTACAACAATAGTATAACACCAATTTTTCTTTTGTAAATCCCATCCGAACACATAGCCCGGTTGCATATCATTTATATATTTTGGAGTTCTGTTGTCTAAATATCTGCTGGTATTGCCCACAATTTGTTGGTTGTGTGTAAACGGAATAACTACCCTAGGGCGTATAACTTTATTGCTATCAACCATATACGGATACAGCGTTGGATCAATCGCACGGTCTACAAGATATTGCCAATGGTCTGGATGTGTTTGCCTATCTAATATTTCTAATCCAGCTGGCAAATCCTTGTCCTCAAATTCTACTTCAATTTTTTTAATTTGTTTAGCTTGGTCTTCTAATAAACCATGTATGGAACGATGACGCAAACTTTCTAAATTTATATGCTCGATAGTCATGGTATCGACCCCAAGCCAGCTTAACAGTTTTCGTGCTTTGAATGATAGTGGACGGCCTAGTGTAAATGATGCTGTATATCCGCAATTAAAACAGTGATAGGAAAATCCTTCGGGATTACTTTTCATCCCGCCACGCATACGTTTGTCTTGACTATCTCCGTTGTGCGTACAGCAAGGTGCGTTGAAGGATATCCAACCAGAACTTGTGTTTTTTCGCTTTGCGGGTAAAAAGGAGATTACATCAATCATGCTTGATTATAGCATAGATTTTGGAACAAATCAACTATTAACGGTACATTAAGTCAACAACGAACCCTGTTGTAATAGATATTAATGCGCCTTGATTTTCTGGTGCCACAGGGTACGCTTGCGGATTAACCATACCAAATGGAATTGGCCAATAACCAGATCCACCATCAATGATATTGATAGCTACTATAGTACCATACCCAACACCTTCGGGCCCGTATTCGCCTGGGCCCCAAGTATCTGACATAACTGCTTCGGCAGCTGCTCCAGCACCATTACCTAAAATATCTATCTTTGGAGGTGCTAAGTAACCCGATCCGCCGTTTTGAATTACGATAGAAGTAACAACACCGTCAACACAAGTAGCAAAGGCACTGGCAGGAACTCCGGGAGGATTTGGCGAAGCAAATAACGAATTGTTAAAACCTAAACGTAACAACGGATACCAACCAACTACATTTAAG